GTTGAGTGGCGTGACCCAGGTCAAATCTGGGCATACCTTATTGCATACGTCAAACTCAATAGAATCGAAAGTCAATTCGCAATTGTCCATGAAATTATCAGCAGAACAACTTTCTACCCTGAAGCAGCAAGCGCTGAAGGTGCAACCTACAAGTCTTCAAAACTTACGGTCACATTACCCGCACCAGCGTACTTCAGGGGTAAGTATGAACCGCTTTTGAAAGGGGAGCCTTACAAAACGAACGCAAATGGAATTGACCTAACATTTTCGGATCAAACAACTGCGTTGAAAGAGGTAATCGCTGCAGGGTTACTGAACTATACTTCAATTATGGGCATATGGGCGACAGCATTTGAATATACGTTATCGTACGAAAGCTATTCGATAGCTTATGCACAAGTAATTTCAACATACCCCCAGCTCACAAGCTCACACGAACAAATGGCTTTTGGTGTTGGGGCGATTACAGGCCGTGATCCTTACACGATGTTTGAGGCTGGTATAGGTGTGTCTTGGGACTTGCAAGATTACATGATCGGGGGTCTGCGGCCCTGGGTGAGAGAGTCTTATCCAGATGCGAATGTTGACGATTTTGTCATAGATGGTAACCGACTCGATACAAGCTCGACTTTTCATTTACCTGTATCTCCATGTTTATTGTATGGGAAACTAAATGGGTTACTGTCTGGAATAAGCCACGTGACAGACGGTTTCACATTAGACGGTTTACACGCAGATACGACGTTAGACTACAATGACGCTCTCAAAGTGACAAATGCTTATCGAATTTTTGGCCAGAACATTACATTACAACAAACGTCTGGTGCGCAAGATCAATTTTCACCCTGGTCACCGACACATATGATAGGCATACAACCAGATTCAATCGCTTTCGATCCAACTTATAATACACACTACATATTGATTGATAGCGTTCAGCGAGAAAATTATGGTAAAGTCATCACTGGTGCAGTCGACGCCATGCACTCCGGGAAGATTTCGTTTGCGATTAATACAACTTCGATCAAGTTTGGGATGGCACTAAGTGGTCGACATGCGATGGCTACAATTTACCGTAAACAGCGCACAATCCCCAACATCAACATCAGAGTCGTCGCTGGTGGTCAAGTACCAGTTAAACTCGCGCCGATGCCCAGAATGCACAACCAACCGGCTGATCAAAACCAGGGTTTTGGCGAGGACGGACAGCCGCAGCCGCAGATCCCCAATCAAGTGCATGCAGCTCAGGCCGAACAAGATGGGCCACAGGAAGTTGGAGATCAGTGAACCCACGTGAGGTAGAAGAAAGGCGTCAGGCTGCTAAGTTCGTATCTTTACCGCAAGGACATGAAACATTAGTCAAGGCAGGGATATCATCAACAAACCTTATGGTTAATAACGATATCCGTGACACAGGTGATGTTAATGTAATAGCATATGAAGACGAAAACGTACTGACCAAGAAAGTAAAAACTTACGCTAGGACCTTGACTCACAACTTCGTGCCTAGATACATTAGAGTTAGCGGAAGAGGGGGTGTGTACATGTGCGGACTGGCTGAAGCGGATTATGTCTTTGTCACAAGACGAGAGTCTACAATCGATGAGAAAGGGAGTTGGACATACATATGGCGTGGCATGGTTATGGGCGGTTACATCTTGCGTGTTGGTAGAACAAGCTATATGTACATGTCGACGAGCGACACAATCACAGGAGCACCGTACGTTAAATCAGCA